TTAGCCCCACATGCGGCAGGCCATTTGTGGACGGATTGTGCTGAAGCCATACAGAACGTCAATACGGCAAGGCATACGGTCGTTGTTGATGTCGTACTGACGAACAACGCGCAAGCTGATACCGTTATGAACTGCGCGAGCAGCCATATCGACACCTTGGGGCAGCAACAAGTCGGCGGTCGCAAAAGTGATCGCATCTTTGTGGTAAACCAAGTTCTGGGGGTACTGAGTGCTAGCCGTACCGACAAACACGACGGCTTTGCTGGTAGCAGGCAAAGTCAGCATGGTGGCCAGAGCATGTGCTGCTGAGTACATTGGCGCAACAGTCACAGTGGCAGTTGTGGTGCTAGTTGAAGAAGCCAAAGCCACAAACTGGAACAACGAACCAGTGGATTCACGGGTTTGTGGGTTCACAGCGTAGACATCAGCAATCGTAAACACGTCACCAACAGCGATAAGTTCACCAGAGCCGACAGTCAATGTCAGAGTAGATGCACCTTCAGTTGTCACAGCAGCACCAGTGGTGTTGCCAGTAGCAGCGCGGGTGCCGGTGGTGTGTTGTTTGATTGACTGAGACATGTTGACTTCATCAAAGCCCAACACGCCAGTGCCCATCATGCCGTTCTTGAATTGCTTGCTGACAGTATCGGTCGGGTTAAACAAACCCTTCATGCCTTCGACCAGACCAGCGTTAGCGGCGGGGTTGACGGTAGCGTAACGTGGTGACATCACAGCAGCGTTTTCGTTCAGCTTCTGTTGGGCTTGCAACAAGACCAAAGATGTTGAAGGTGTGGTGCCTGGGGTGCCAACGGTGTTACCGATGGTTTTGTACGCATTGGCAACGTCAGCATCAATGCTAGAGGCCAACTGGCTGATACGAGGCTTCAACACACGCTCTGCAAAGTCGTCCAATTGCATGGTCAATTCAGCAGATGTAAAGTTCACGCCGATGTGCTTTTGTGAAGCAACAGTCAGTGTGGTGAACTGTTCGTTGTCGTCTTGAACTTGCAGGGCGGCACCGTCAGTTACCAGAGCGCGGTCGGGTAAACGGATACGCAATGTAGAACCGATCTTGGCACCTTCAACAGCAAAGCTGTCGTCGTACTGACGGTTTACGTTACGGGTGATCACCAGGTTGTTCTCAAGAATCTCGAGAGCTTTGCGGGTGATCATGTCAATCGTTAAGATACTATTAGCCATGAAAAAAGTCCTTTAAAAATTATTTAGCGGTTGGCTTGTGCTTCCCACTTTTTTCGTTGTCTTACTCTTTCAGCTTCAATCCACTGCGAATCCGTCATGGTCTTGGTAGACCGTGGATCAGTAGTGTCATAGGCTGGGCCCCCAGAGGAGCGAGCGGTGACAGGCGAAATCGGTGCTGGCGCAGACGTGGTTCGTTTCACGGGAGGATCACTGGCCATTTTGGCCTCAATTCTCCCAATTTCTTTGGCCTGCACGATAGGCGCAAGACGAGAGATTCGTTCCGCTTCCTTGGGGTTAGCACCGAGGTAGTAAGCTACTTCAGGGCCTATGTCCGAGGCTCGGATCGACTCAGCCATCACGTCAGTAATGGGAAGTTTTGGGTTGTATGCGACTTGTTCAAAGTCATCATATTTAGCCCGCGCTTCTTCTTCCTGTTCGTGATAAGCATCAAGAATTGCAGATTGCTGCCGTGCTTGTTCTCGCTGGGCAATAAGTTGTTCAGCTTTCTGGTACGCCAATGCGTCTGCATAGGCTTCAGTGCTTTCAAACTGATCGACCGGCGGGATGTATGCTGGCGCTCTTAGCGTTTGCGTTTCCGCTTGGCGTTGAGTCTGCTCTCTTTCCCACTTACGTTGTTCTCTTGCAAGCCTTTTGCCAATTGCTGCATCAAGTTCATCTTGGGTAAAAACCCTCGACTCTTTTGCTTCATCAGCGACTTCCGGCGCATTTACATTTGCTTCAGGAGTGGCCGTCACTGCTGCTGCGGGCGCGGAGTCTACTTCCGCTAAGGGTTGTTGGACTTCTTCAGTCATTTTTGAATCCTAAGATTCCCTGGTGATCCGCACCAGTACAGTTAATCAAACAAAACTGTTGCAACTGGGCTTGTTCCACCCAGTACAACGTAAAGCCCTTTGCTAAAGAATATGCCTGCTTCGTCACCTGGCAACGGATAGTTGCCTGGAGCAGCCGCGATAAACGTAGCAATCAATGTGGTGCCGCTGGTGCTGGCCGTGTCGCTGTCATACACAGCAACAGTAGGTGCAGTGCCAGAACTGACAAAAATGCCTTTGAGTTTGCCCGCGCCTACTTTTACTTGCGCGGTAGCTGTAAGAGCTCTGTAATTTGCCATGTTGTGTCCTTATGCTAAATATTTCAGTTTATACAAAGTGCGAAGATAGATTTCAACAATATTATCTATCAACTGTTGCAATGACGAATCTGACTTGTCTGCAACCTTATACCGAGCCTCTTCAATTTCAGCCAACGAGCTTTCTAAAAACTCAATGATGTTGCTGGTTTTCTTTGCTGAATGCAAAGTGATTGGGCCAATCAAACCATGACGGCCTTGGTAGGCTTCAGCAAAATCATCTGCCGCGCCAACAATTCGATCATAGAAAATGTTAAGCGCTTCGTGCTTGCTAAAGCTGCGAGTGTTCAAGTGAACGCTGTGCGCTACATCTCTTGCCAAAAACAGCAAGCCTAAAAAATCAGCAGCTTTCATTGTGGCATTCCCATTTGTTGTTCAGGTGGCATCATTTCTTGCTCAGGGGGCATCATCTCTTGCTGAGGCATCTCAGGCATTTCATTAGCCATATTTTGCGATTCCATCGCCGCAGCGACCACGCCCATTGCAATATCTTGAATTTGTTGCTCAGTCATGCCAGCCTGCACCGCAGCGATTCGCTTGGTCTCGGCTTCGTACATCTTAACTTCAGCTTCAAAATCTTTGCGCTGCATCTCCTGCGCTTCGATGGACTTGCCGACGTTCTTAAGCATCTCATGCAGTTGGTCAAGCTCTTGACCCATTGCTTGCATTTGCTGTTCTGCGGCTTGTAACTCTGGCGGCTTGTCGCCGTCTTCCATGAGCTTAGGATCAATGGTCTTGGCAAACCGTTTGGCCATCTCTTGGGCACCAGGCCAGTCCATGTTCTTGACAAACAGATCACCGGCCACAGACCACAGTTGCGGATTACCCTGCAACAGTTGAGCCATTGCTTCCAACGCCTCTTGGCGCTTGGTTGCGTAGCCTGGGCCGGTCGCCACCACCACATCGTACTTGCCAACGTTGGGGTTGTAAATTTTGTCGATCACAATGTCTGGGTTGTTCTGATCGGTAATCTTGCGGACGGCTTCCGGTTGGTCAGGGTTTAACTTGACCATGTCGGTTTCGCCGTCCACACCAATAATGCGGGCCACGCGCTGGGTGTCGTACACCTTGGGGATCAAGTCCACCAACTGGCGCACAATGTGGCGCACACCGCGAGCCAAGTTGTCGCCGTAGTGGTAAGTGCCCACATCACCCTCGCGCTGGCGAGCCAAAATGGCTTTGCCGCTGCGCTCGTTGGATGTCATACCCAAAGATGCGTTGTATTGGCCAGTAGACGCTTTGATGTCTTCAGATGCACCAGCTTTAGCTTGCAACAGACCACTGGACGCCATTGGCGGCTGGGCACGGGCAGGCAACGGCAACACCGCACCTTGGCCGTCGGTCACGTCTGGGTTGACTTCCAAATACGGCCAGTTGGTCGTGTTGGCTGTCTTCCACTGAGTCTCGTAACCTTCAAACTGGCCACCGTAGCCGATGAACGGTGCCTTGGGTGCCAAGGCCAGCATCTCGGCTTCTTGGCTTACCCAGTAGTTGTACATGCGCTGGGCATCCTTGGCGTTACGCACAAGGCCAGACACATACAAGCGGCCATCGACCTCAAACTCATTGCCAACAATGCGAACTACGGGGATGTATTTCCCCGCCCAATCGCGTTCTTCAAGAATTTCATAACCGTTAATCTTGCAGTATTTAATTTTGACACGATCAGATTCACGAGATTTTTTAGGTTTGCCATAAATTGCTTTCAGTTGTTTGTCCTCTGGGGTGCCTTCAAATGCGGTCACGTTCCCAGGGTACAGGTTAAGCGTTGATCTGTCGTAGTCTACGTAGTAGTAATCAGCAACGCGAATGGTGTCTTCGGTAAGCCATTGGCTCAAATTTTGGTCACCCACACCCAGCGTTTGCAAGGTGGTGATGGGCGCGGAGTCAGGGTACATCCGCTGGTATTCGTCTTTGGTGATGTCTTCAGTAATGAAGCACCAATTGGCGTCCGCGCCTGTCGGGTCTTGGATCGTTGGATCCATGTAGACGCTAAATGAGTTGCGAACACGGCCAATCTTGATGTCTTGGTCAAACGTGTTTTCGTCGCAGTATTCGGTCAGGATGCGAATGTAACCTTCGCCGTAGGAGACTTGGTTTTCACACGCCGTATCGTAGGCGACGTCAGCGTCGCTGATGTATTCGATGTGCCTGACCATGCCGTTGAAGATTTCTGCGACTTCAATGTCTGCGTGGTCATCGGCTGGAATAACTTTGCCACTTGGGCGGTTTTGCCTTTGGTCATTGGTTACTTGTCTGACGTGCTGAGGTAACTTATTGATCGTCAGGCACGGTCTGGCGTTGATTGTCTGACCCTGCACAGCGCCACGAGTGGCCAGCACATCCGCTGGCCATTGCCAGCGATTGTCGGGTGATCCAGCGTAGAACTTCAGGTCATCAATCTCATCTTGACGAGACTCAGACAGCGCGCCGATGGCCATATCCAAACGCGAGCGAGCAGTCGCCAAGACATTGGACTCTGAGCCTTTTTGCTTGCCGCCGTTGGCCACAGCACCGGCTGCGGCTATGCCTGTGTAGTCCATTATTTTTTCTTTGCGGTTTTAGCCGAGTCTTTAAAATCTTTGGCCGTTGGCGCGTTCTTGCTGCCAGGCTTGTTCATCTTCTCGCCAGAGCCCGCTTTGATGCGCGCTTGTTTGGCGTTAATATTTGCGTAAAGTCCAGGTTTGGTAGCCATGTCAACACTTCCATCGTTTAAGGGCCGCTTTAGCGCGTTCGCCGTCTTTGGCGTTGGCTGCTACAGCGCCCATTCTTGCACAAAATGAATCCTTGCGGCCTTGGTCTGCCTTGGTCTTAGGGTTTGGTGCTGGCGCTTTAAGGTTGGAGCCTGTCTCTCGGTTGTACTTCTCGCGGCCTTTGGCCGTCAGGCCAGCGCCCTTGGATGTGGGTAGTTTCTCGCCTCGACCTACTGACAGTGATACCGTCTTCTTCATTTAACTCCCCATCCATGATGCGTTGACTCCGCCGCCTTGCGCGTTCACGCGGCGGGTTGGCTCAACATATTGCCGATGTGCTACAGGAAACGCAAATGTAACAGCAATCGCGTCGGCTGCG